CGCGTTGAGCACGGCACTCGGGTCGGGAGTCTCGCTGGCCCGCGTGACGATGGTGATGTCCCAGGGGGTGCCCGCCGACGCGCCGTTGGTGGCCAGTAGGGCGCGGGCGTACTGCGAGCCGGTCAGCGCGCTGCGCGCCGCGTCCTCGATCGCGCTGGTGATGCCGGCCCGCCAGCCCGAGGTCGCGAAGGCGATGGTGTCGCGCTGTTCGGCGAGGCTGGCCGCCGGATCCAGCCGCGCGCCGACCGTCTGTGCCAGCCACGGCAGCCACGCCGGATCGGCCTGGAAGGGGTCGCCCAGCGATGACAGGCGGGATAGCCGCGCGGCCGTCCACGCGGCCAGTGATGTGCTGGTCAGTCCCCAGGGCACCGGGCTGGCCGGCCCGAGTGGCCGGTCACCGTCCACGCCGGTCACCCAGGTGTCGCCGGCGCCGGCCTGCTCCAGGATGGCGCCCAGGTAGCGCTTGAACGTCCAGGTGGAGTCTCGGGCGTCCAGGGTGCGGTAGATCTCGGGCAGGCGTTGGTAGAGCCGGTCAGCCAAGATCGACATGTAGGGCACCTGGCCGTCGCCGGGCATCGGTTCACTGGCCAGCGGCGTGGTCATCAGGGTCCTTGCGTCACGGTGATGACGCCGGCGTTGGGCAGTGCTGCGACGCCGCTGATGGTGTAGTCGGCCGCCACGGTGGCCAGGGTGACGTTGACGACCCGATCGACGCCGGCCACCTGGTCGATCAGCGAGATCATTTCGTTGAGGTAGATGGTCGCGCCCGTGGTCCAGTTCAGCGGGTTGAGATACGCCTGCACGGCGGTCTGCACTGCGGTGACGACCGTGGCGAAGGTGACACCGGCGATCGGCACCACCTTGGTGGCCACGGCGACCGTCACGATGGTGGCGTCGATCACCGACACCTGGAGGATGGCCACGGCCTGGGCCTGCATGGCGACCCGGAGCGCTGTTTTGGCGCCGGAGGACAAGGCCGTGCCGTTCGGTCCGAGTACGGCCACGGTCATGTAGCCGGGGTTGTCACCGGGCACGCCGCCGCCGGTCGGGTTGTAGAGATCCAGCGCCATGGCGGCGGCTACGCCGGCCTGGGCCAGGGTGTAGGCGACGAACTGGCGGGGCGTGGCCAGCGCGCTGGACAGGCGGGACAACTCCTCCACGCCTCGGTCGCGCCACGAGTTGTCCGTCTCGGCGTCGCGGCCGTCGGCGACGGCGGTGAGCAGCACGATCGAGTCCACGAAGGGCAGCGGGTCGGCCAGGACGAGCGCGGTGCCGATGGGCATGCCGTTCGCCGAGGCGGTGAACGTGTCGCCGATCAGACTGGCGGTCCCGGTGCTGCTGCCGGGTGCCACGGTCAGACCGGGCGGTTCGACCAGGAAGGTGACCGTGGTGCCGTCGGACAGTGGCAGGTAGATGCGGGTGCCGGCGGGCAGCGTGTGCCCCAGGGTGTCGCCGAAGGTGATGGTCGCGGTGGCGTCGGGCGGCTGACCGAAGTCGCGGCTCACGCCGGCCATGGTGATGATGGCTTCGACCACGGCGCCGGGGATTCGGTTGATGGCCACGATCAGTTCGGCGATCTCCAGCGCGAGGGACTCGATCACCAGCGACTCGGTGTTGCCTTCGCGTGGCGTCCAGCCCGGCAGGTTCAGCCGCAGGTTGGCCAGTGCGGTGTTGACCATGTCCTGGTCGGATACGTCGAATACGCGCAGGTCAATGTAGGAGGTGATGTCCGCCGATGGTTGCGTCATGTCGTGGGCGCTCCATGGGGCTGGATGTTGCGGGCCCAGGCGACCGTGATCTGTTCGCGACCGTCGGACAGCACCGATTGGCCCACCTCGATGACCTGGATGTCGGGTCCGAAGTCGATCAGGTGGCGCTGGAGCGCGCCCAACACGAAGCCGCTGTACGCGGGGTCGGCGACACCGAAGGTCGGGCACTGGATGCGTTCGCCGGGGCGCACGAGCATAGCCAGGGCGATCTCCTCCTCGATCTCCTGGTCGGAGTTCTGTTCCACGGTCGCCACCGCGCCGGTCGTGTCCAGCCGGAACGGAAAGCTGATCACTCGCACAGCCATGCCGCGCATGGTCGCATAGCAGGTCAAGCGGGTGGCGCTGCCACGCAGGACGCGAACGGCCACTCGGCAGGACACGATCTTGATCAGATCTGGGTGAAGCTGATCGTGAACAGATCGTTAGGCATTCCCCCGAGAGAGTTCACGGCGTTGTTGACGTCGCCTACGTAGGGTCCGGCTATCAACCATCCCTGCGGCGGCACTGTGGCAGACACCTGGTACAGCTCATCGAAGCAATAGAGAGAACCGTCGTCGTTAACGGTGATCATGGGGTTGCTGTCCTCGAAGCGGTCAATGCCGGAAAAGAAGGACTGGACGGCGTCGAGGTTGTCACCAGTCCACTGGATCGCGTCGAACTTCGCGGGCACCGGCGTGTAGGACATTTCGTTGCTCCTTATGGTCGTATCCAGGTGAGGGCGATAGAGGTGCGCGGCGCATTACCGGAACTGTGGTCAATACTGGCCGTGGCGCTGGCAACAGCGTTGACAGAGATCGCGGCCCCAATGGCGAGCTGCCCGGACCAGGACAGACTGAAGTCGGTGGAACTGGTTCCCGGTTGACTCAGGGCGGATTGCGATTTATACATGGTTGTCGCGAAGTCGGATGACATGATTTGAGTGAACCGGTTACCGGCTGCGGTGTCACTGATTCGATTGCCGACGTCGATAGCCCACCAGCCGGCGCGGCCGACAGTGAGAATGGTGTTGCCGGTACCGCTGGCTACCACGTCGGCGTGCGACTGGTCGGTAACACCGAATTGCACAGCGTTGTTGGTCGCGCCCAGCGTCTGGTTCGAGCCGGCGCTGGCGTGGAACCGCGCCTTGGGTAGCACGGTGGCGGCGATCCACAGCCATGCCGAACCCGACCACAGGTAGACGTATCCCGTGTCGGTCTCGTAGATGATCGTCATCGCGGCCGGTGTGGCCGGCCGGGTGGTCGAGGTGCACACCACGGACAACGCCAGTAGCAACGTGATGTTGACCTCGTCGGCGGTCGCCCGTGTCTGGAGCGCCGTGATCGCGGTGCCGTTGGCCGTGATGGCGCTCCCGTTCGAGGCGATCGCCGCGCCGTTGGCGGTGATAGCGGCCTCGTCCGTGGTAGCGCGACCCTGCAACGTGGTGATCGCCGTGCCGTTGGCGGTGATCATGGCCTCGTCGGTGCCCACTCGTGTGGTCAGGGTCGTCAGGTCCGTCTGGTTGGCCTTGGTGGCCAGTGCGGCGCTCAGGCCCGGCAGGTCGGCGTAGGGCGGGAAGGCACCGGGGATCTTGCCGACGATGACCAGATCGCCGCGCGTGGTGCCCACCTGGTTGACCAGCACGAGATCGCCCACGGTGATGTCGGGCGCCAGAGAGGGCATCGGGCCCGACAGGCTGCCGGGCGCCACGGCGGGGATGGACACCATCCACGTGTTGGGCAGCGCGCCGGCTTTGAGTACGCGGGCGCGGTGGCTGTAGCCGTACTGGCCCGGCACGGCGGGGATGCTCATCGCTCGGATCTCCTCATTGGATAGACCGAACGAGAGCACGGGATTCGGTGATCAAATCGACCAGTTCACCTGATCGGACTAGTGTTGTGGTCATACTGCCCGCCCGGTCGCGGCCGCCACCGGTGGCAGCACGTAGCCCTGCGCGCCGGGTAGCCGGCCGCCGCCGATCCAGCCACGATTGCCGGTGGCGTTGCCCTGCCGGACGCCCATCTGAGAGTTCATCGCCTCGATCGTCTTGCCGTTGCCCAGGCTGATGGCGACGTGCCCGTTGGCGAACAGCAGCGCGCCCTTGGTGTTGATGGCGTTGCTGACGTTGATCGCCGTGTTGTTCTTCTGGCACCACGCCTGTTGTGCCTCCGAGGTGCGTGGGCAGCCGCCGATGGCGGTGCGTTCGCAGCACCACTGCACCAGCATCGAGCAGTCGAACGCGGTCGGGTTCGGGTCGGTCGGGCTGGCGTAGGCGCCGTAGACGTATCGCTTGCCGGCCTGCTGGAGTGCCAGTGCCACGAAACTGGCGACCTGGCCGTCCGCGCCGCCGCCGGACACGCTGGCCCCGTTGGACGTGTTGCCCGCGTTGATACCGCCGGCCGTGGTGCGTTGACCGGTGCCACCAGGGTGATGTCCGCGCCCTGCGTGTCGGTGCCCAGGGTGAAGGACACGGTGAAGCACATCAACGTGACCCAGTCGGGGCTGGCCAGGCCAGGCACGCTGCGCAGGATGATCGGCACCCCCGGCCGAAAGAACTTGGCACGGGACAGCGGGATCTTGCCGACGATCTCGGTGACGTTGTCGTTGCTGGACACCGACTGCTGGCTGACCGAGGGCATCGTCAGGAACCGTTCGGACCAGTCCAGTTCGTGCCAGCTCAGCCGGATCGCGGCCGGCGCGGTCCACCGCATGGCGAACGCGGACGAGCCGAACACGAGTCGCCGGCCACTGATGAACACGCGCTTGCCCAGTTCGCGCGCCAGCCGCACGATCGTGGTCCAGGCGTTGGGCGCGTTGCCGGGGGACTGGGTGCTGTTCTGGTCGGGGATGTCTCGGCTGATCTGGGATTGGGTGGCCACCGATTCGGCCAATAGCCATTTGTTGGGGTCGATGCCCACGATGCGCAGTTCGTCGGCGATCCAGTCCGGTGCGGACTGTCCTGATGTGGTGCGCGGCCCTCTCAGGTTCATCAACCGGTACACGATGTCATCGATACAGGTGATCGTGATCTGGCCGGTGGTGATCGTGCCGGGCTCGAACGCGATCGTGTCGATGCGCAGGTCCAGATCTTGGTAGACGACGTGCGCGCCGCGAACCCACTGGTTGGCCTGCTGAAGCATCAGGTTGCCCTCGGGGTCGGCGATCGTGAATTGCAGGCTGGGAATGGTCTCCATCGCGGCGGAGTAGCTCGGCGTGCCGA